AACTAAAAAATCTTTGTTGAGAAGCATTGTTTGTTTTTCTACCATTCTTTTTATCAAAATCTGCCCAATGAGAAACTACAATTAATTTAACATTTGATTGAGTAGCTGATTCAGATATTTCAAATGTATCTATATTTCCTGAGTATAATAATATTGGGTCAGCTATAAGTGAATTGCTTGAATTTAATAATCCTCTGTATATTTCAACAGTATCATTAACTATATTTTCATTTAAACAAGTTGAGATAAATGTTTGGTCTGCACCTGATAAAAATAAACTAAGTGTAGTTTTTGTAATATCTACTTGTTCTTCAAATGATGATGCACCAACAAGAAAAGCTGAAGCTGTGTAAGTTCTGCTTGTTCCTGATATTGATGAAGTTAAGTTAAATCCACAATCAGTAAGAAATACAGGTGTTGAAAATCCTATCTCAATAAGATGGACAGGTCTAATCTCGCTGGTTAATAATTCGTTTTTTACTGCTGTCGTTAATGTTCGTGCCATGTTCCTCGTAAAATGTTCTAGTTATGCTTTCTGTACCTTTTATCATGGTAAAATTAAATTTACTATCAGGTTTTTTATACTCCTTTAAATCGTTTAAATTACTATCTATCTCATCTTCATTAACAATAGCAGTAGCTTCAAACTCGGCACTTACTAAGTGTGTGATTTTGTATTTTTTCATTAAAGAGTTTCTTCAACATCTAACTCAAATTGGTATAATAAATTTCCATCTTTATCAGCACTTGATGTACCAAACTCTTGAATATCATTTACTAAATGCACAGTAAAAGGAACATTGTCATAAGTTACAACAGAGTCATTAACTAAAGCAGTTATAAGAGGTGGCTCTATTGTGATTGTTGCTTCGTTTGACCCATCTGCTGTTGCATCTGCAACAACCATATAAACTTTAGTATGTGATGCAAATTTTACAAAGTCTCCAGCTTTTAGAGTTCCTGTCATACCATCAATATCTATTGTTGTGTCTCCTACTGCATGAACACCATTTACAAGAACAGTACCACTTACATTACCTCTAGCATCTTCTATTTCAGGTGGGATTATTGTAAAATTTTCTTTGCTTGATCTTTGCTTCATAATAAAAGCCATAAGTTCTCCATAAACATCTGATCTTTTTGCTGTAATAATACTAGCAGTAAAACTAAATCTTTGGTTATCTACTTGTCTTGATAATTTTTTTCCTGATAAAGATTTTGAAACAATAGTATTTTGAACAGACTTAATACCAAGTGTTTGAAATTTAGATGTTGATATTGGAAATGCACCACTCATTATACTAACTCACTTCTTCCTTTTTCTGCTAAAGCATTGTTTATTATTCCTGTTATCGTACCTCTGTTCTCTTGTAAAGCATCACTAAATCCTCTTGAATCTATTGTATTAATTGTAAAGTTTACATTAACTGCTCCACCACCTGTACCTCTAGCTGATTGTTGTATTTGACCTGTGCTGTTTGGAACAAATACTTCTGCACCTCTTTCTCCAACTACAACAGGCTGACCTTTTGATACTGCTCCACCTTTAGCAAATCCAGGTAAACTAAAACCCCCTGTGAACATACTTAACACAGCTTGTCTTTTCATTTCTGTTGTTTGTGATCTTAATTCGTTTGTAATTTTTGCTTCTGAATCTAGTTGTTCTTTTTTAAGTGCGTTTCTAATTGTTTCTTGAATTACAATTTGGATTGTAAAAGCTACCATATCTACTAATAGTTTTTGTGCTATTTCTTTAAATGTCATGTTTAAATCTTTACCAAGAACTAAAGCTTCTGCTAGTCCTCTTGAAAATGCTTTGATACCACTTTGAGCCATTTTACCTATTGTTTCATTAATAGATTCAAAGTCTTTTTTAAATGCAGTAAGTATATTTTCTTTTACCTTGCCTAATTCTAATCCAAATTGTTTAGTTTCTTCTGTTGAGCCTTTTAATTTGTTCAATATTTCTTCTACTTGTTTTGCTGAAATTAATGCTTTAGCTTCTAAACCATTTAAAAATACTTCCATTCTTCCAATAAAAGTATCTAATTCTTTTGTTGATTTACTTGTTTCTTCACTTAAAACTTTAAATGGTATTTTTAATTTATCTGCTGATTTTCTAAAATCTTCTATAACAACTCTCATGTTAGCAACTTTGTCTTTAAACATTCCTGTTTTTGCAAGACCATTTGTTATTTTTTCTAAAAAGAAAGCATAAGCATTGGCTAAATCTCCTAGTACACTTCTTAACTCATCAAAGACTCCACCAATAACTAAAACAACACCTTTACCTAATCTACCTAACATTAAGAAACCAATTAATCCTAATGTTTGTACTCCTTGTGGTAAATCTTTAAATACTGCAAACAAATTACCTATTGATGTACCAATAAAACTAAATACAGGAGTTAATGCTTGAATAACTGTTGCTGATGTTAAAATAGCTGTTTTAGTAAATTGTATTAAACCAGCACTTAGTCTAGCACCAAATGTTGAGACAAGATCAGAGTTGTTTTCAATTAATTTATTAATCTCTACTAGACCTTGTTTTATAAAATCAAAAAAACCAGCTTGTGCAGTATCTAATCTAAACTTAAATAGTTTATCAGATAACATTGATAAAGTACCTGTAAATGAAGTTGATAGAACTTCAGTAGCTTTTTCAAACTCTCCACCCTCTCCAAATAGTTCTCTAAATCTTTTCTTTGTTTCTTCTGTTGTAACCTGTACTCCAGCTTTAAATCCTAATAATGCTCTAACACCTCTTTCTCTAAATAAATCTGCACTACCAATACCTGAAGAAAATGATCTTTGTATTTGCTCTGCTGTTGTTCTAAAATCTAATCCTGTAACAGAAGCAACATTACCTGTTATCTTTAAAATCTCATTTAATTCTTCTGCGTTTTTAGTAACAACTGCTAAGTTACCAGCACCAGCTTGAATTTCCTCTAGTGAAAAAGGTACTCTACCAGCAAAATCTATTAAACCTTGAAAAGCTTTGTCTCCCTCTTTGACACCTTTAAACAAGAAAGCAAATCTTAATCTTAATTGTTCAACAGTTGAGCCAACATTTAAAATTGATTTTATAGCAAGTCCACCACCAATACCTATAATAGCTGACTGAACAGAGAATACTGCACTTCTTAGATTTGTTAATCCAGCCCTGACACCATTAAAAGCTTGTCTTGTTTTGTCTTTTGCTAATATGTTTAATACTAAATTTTGTGCCATTATCTGTGCCTTGTTTTATTCATAGCTTGTTCGTGTTCTTCGCTTTCTAATAAAAGATAGCCTATCCAATGGTTATACTCCCATTCTTCCATTTGTAAAACATCTCTTAGAGATATTTTTAATCTATCAGCTAAGATAAAACAATTCTTTAATTGAGGGTCGGATTTTAGTTTTTTTTTACCTGTTCAGGATTGATAGCTTTTACCATTTCTGTCGCTATCCTAGACAATACATCGGAATCTACTTTGTGCATCAAAGTAAGTTTATCTTCTAAATTAAATATTTTGTTTCCATCTTTATCTATAGCTTTCATTACTAAAATATCAGCAAGAATACTAACATCGTTTAGATTGTCAGATTTTCTAAAAAGCTTATTTTTTTCAGATAAAGTAATTGGAGTCCAATATATTACACTCGGATTACCAGCTTCGTCTTTCCATTCTTCTACTTCTAAATGTTGAACACCTAGAGATTCAAAATGTGATTTAGCAGAATCTATTAATTTCATAAATTAATATTATACAGTTGCTCTAGTTAATGCTCCTGTGCCTTGAAAAGTAACCGATCTTGATATTACTGCATCCATACCATTATTAACTGACATTCCTGTAATAATTCCTGTGCCTGAGAACTTCTCATCCCCTGACGCATTACCCTCAGGTAATACTACAAATGCTATAGAACTTCCAACAGTTAATGTTTGTTGTGGAGAATCAGTTTCATCATAACTCATTTCTAAAGTTCCTGAGAATGATGTTCTACCAACTAAGAATGATTTTGTTGCATCTGTTAAAGCTGTATCTTCTACAACATCAGCAGTAGTTTCTAGTGTGAAACCTGTTAGTTCCCCAACACCTGTTCCACCAGCAGTAACTACTCCTTCTTTTCCGTGATGTGTTGCCATTTTTTATTTTCCTTTTTAATTGTTGTTGTATTTTCTTTTTCTTGCTTCCATCCTAAAGCTAAAAAATTATCAAGCTGAGTTTCATTAATACTCATTTCATGCCCATCTTTATATAATTTAATATCTTTAGCCATAAGTTCTTTTATTAGTTTTCTTCTTCTTCGTCAATATCTTCGTCATCTATATCTTCACTATCAAAATCTTCTCCTGAATCATCTTCCCATTTCTCATCTTCGTTATCTCTTAAATCAGCTAATAAGTCTTTTACTTCTTCACACATAATAGACTCTTTATCATGCAACTTTTCTATTGCATCTATTTTCTTTTCTATTTTATCAATAATTTTATCTTTACTTGCCATAGCTTATCCTTTCTTATGGTGTACCAGCTTGATATTCATACATACACTTCACAACCATCCTGATACCACCAATAGGAAACAAAGTACCCTCATCTGTTTCAACTGATGTAACCTCAGTATCAAGTGCGTTTGATGATCTAGTAATATCAGATTCTAAAGCTGTTTCAATAGCTGTGATTAAAGTATTTCTAGCAGTATCTATATTAGACTCAGCACCTTTAACAAAACCAAGTATAACAAAATCAATAGTACCAATTCTAGTTTTAGCACCATTACCTAACTCTGAATCTTCTCTAGTTTCTTCTGATGTTTGTACTATTACTGCTGGATATTGTTTGTCAGATAACTCATCCAACTGAAAAGGTTGTCTAGTAGCTTTTATAATTGCTGGGCTAGATATACCTGAAATAGTAGATAATAAATTAGATGCAATATTTTCTCGTACACTCATAGTTTCATTTTCTTTAATTCTTTTTCAACAAATCTGTTGAATTGTTTGTTTATAATCTTTTCTGTTCTATTGTTAAAGGCAAAAAATTCTCTTTTAGGCTCATTTAATACTTGGTTAAATAATGCTCTCTGTCTCATTTGTGCATTACTAAATGAAATAGATACTTTGTTTTTACCTGTTTTCTTTATTGTTCTTCTTGATGGTGTTATTGCACCTAACATTCTTCCTGAATAAAATAAATCTACTTTAGTTGGTTTTCCCTCTCTTTGTAATTGTTTAAGATAACTTGCAGAATATGGAGCAAATGGTGTATCTCTAAAATCAACTCCTTTAGCTGTTTTAGTTCTAACAATATCTAATAATTGAAAACCACCTTGTAAAATACCTTTTTCAATAATTGATGGAAACCTACTTTGTAATCTCTTATATCTTTTTTCAATAGCTTTACTGTTAGTTTTTATCTTAACACCTAAAGCCATTATCTAGTCAATCGTCTATAACCATGTAAAGGCTCTCTTTCATTTACCTGAATAGTGCCATCTGCTGTTGCATCATATTCAACACCATCTTCAAGTATAGATCGCCATTCTTTATTGTATTCTGACATATAATATTCAGACATTCTTTCAAATCTGTCTTTTTCTGTCTCAGGCCTAAACTTAGTTAATGCTGGTAAATAGAATCTTCCTAAAAATAAATATATTCCAGCCCTCTCAAACTGATCTAAATTAACTTTTGTGTTATCCATCTCAGCAGTATTAAGAACTGTAATATCTGTAAATACATTTGTTTTATATACAGGCCACCACTCTATTCTTAATTGTCTTAAAATATCGTTTGTTGTTTGTGCTAAAAAGTTTGTTGTTTCAGTAGCAGTTGTTGAGATACCAAAATCAAAAGCATCAGGCTGATATTTTAAAACATCTGATGTAGTAATTACATTTGCACCTGTATAATTAGCCATACTAGAATACCCAAGTTAAAATAACAGCAACAACTACAACAACTCCAGCAGAAACTCTAGGATTGTCTTTTGCCATCTTCCAATATCTTTTTAAATTTTTCATTTCTTTTTCCTTGTCTTTTTTTTCTTTGGTTTTAATTGAACAACTTTATCAGAAATGTCTTTTACTGTCGCTTTTATAATTTCTTTTTTCACTTCATCAACAGGAACAAAACCATTATTTTGAAAATGTTTTATATTAACTTCGTAATAGTGTTTATTTTTAACTATTATTTTTTTACCATTTGTTAATTTTATATCCATAAATTCTCCTATTAAATATCAGGGCAATTTCTCGCCCTGATAACATAGTAATTATTAACTTCCTTGAATTGATGAGTCTGCTTCAACTTCACAACCATATGAATCGTGTAATTCTTTCACGCCATAGACTGCTGTTGCAACAATTTCATCGGCTCTAAGAGACGCATCTCTTTGAGTTTCAA